GTACTGGGGGTGGTCAGAAAATCCACCCCATACTCCCGAAGAATTTCACGAACAACAGTTTCAAGAACTGATAGACCGGATTAACCGCAAGCCATTCGACAGCGAAGCGGCAGACAAGGGAACAGCCTTTAATGAGGTTATTGACTGTATGGTTGAAAATCGGAAATCCGAAACCGTGCAGGTTGAAAAGATATATAAGGTAATACGCGAAGGAGCTTGTGACGAAACAGGTAAACCTTTGTATTACGATGAGGTTCAGACCAACGAGGTTATAGGTTTGAAAGCTACCTATAATAATCGTGTTTTTACTTTCCCAATCTCACTTTGCCGAGAGTTTTCCGGTTACTTCAAAGGAGCATTAACCCAACAAAGAGTAGAAGCGATTCTTCCAACCGCATACGGCAATGTTTTGGTTTATGGTTTGATTGACGAACTGATGCCTACCAGTATTCACGACATCAAAACAACCGGTAGTTATACCGTGGGAAAGTTCAAAGATCACCACCAGCATTTAGTATATCCATACGCTTTAATGAAGAACGGTTCTGATGTACGGACATTTGAGTATAACATTGTGGAGTTCAACAAAGGCGGTTATGTGGTAGATACCTATACAGAAACATACGTTTTCAATCCTGAACGTGATATACCAATCCTCACTAACCATTGTGAGGAGTTTATCCGGTTCTTGGAAGAAAACAGAGAACTTATAACCGATAAAAAGATTTTTGGAGGAGAAAATTAATGGCAAACCAAATAACCGGACGGATAATCGAAATTGGACAAACCGTTCAAATACCATCCAAAAACGGTGGTTCCTCATTTACAAAACGGGAGTTTATTTTAGATGCTACTACTTACGACCCTTATACGGGAGAGCGTAGCGAGTATGAGAATGTTATTCCCTTAGAGTTTTCAGGCGATAAGTGTGCAGAACTTGACCGCTTTAATCAGGGTGATGTTGTTACTGTATCGTTTGTCTTACAAGGGCGTTCTTGGACGAATCAGGACGGAGAACTCAAACGTATGGCATCTATCCGGTGCTACAAAATAGATGCGCGTGGTGGTGTATCGCAATCCCAACAAACAACATCGGTACAACAGCCAGCGCCACAGTCGACCTATCAGCAACAGCCACAGAATTTCCCGCCTCCGGTTGATGTTAATGGCAATGTAAAGGACGATTTGCCTTTTTAGCGTATGTTGTTCGACTTGAAGAATGATATGGAAGAGATTTGGAAAACAGTAAAAGGGTATAATGGATATTATCAAGTTTCTAATACAGGTAAAGTTCGGAATCCTAATAAGGTGCTTACTCCAAATGTTGGAGTAAAGAACGGATATGTTTATGTTACTTTGAGAAAAGATAAAAGACTGTTACATCGAATTGTTGCAGAAACTTTTATCCCCAATCCATTTAATAAACCAGAGGTAGACCACATTAATGGAATTAGAACGGATAATAATGTTTGTAATTTAAGGTGGGTAACTCGCACGGAAAACAATAATAATCCTATTACTAAAAGCCGTTTTAGTAAATCTGCTAAAGGTAAAGTTATCAATGCAGAAACTAAAAAACGAATGTCAATGAGCCGAAAAGGGGAAAAACATCCAATGTATAATAAAAAGCATTCAAGTTTTTCTAAAAGAAAGATGTCTATAACTCATTCAATTCCAGTTGTGCAATTTGGATTACAAATGAATTATATAGCTGAATTTGAAAGTGCAAAAGTGGTTTCTCTTGAAACACAAGTTGCTGCATCAAGTATCAATGCTTGTACGCTCGGCAAAAGGAAAACGGCTGGTGGCTATATTTGGAAAAAGAAAAATGATATTTAATTTATCAAATCATTATGAAATACCCAAGTTCAAGGAGTATGTAAACAAGCTGTTTAGTGAACGTGCGGTGGTGGAAGTAAAAAAGAAATTACCTAACCGCACGCTTGCCCAAAACAGCTACTTGCATCTTCTTTTAGGGTATTTCGGTAGTGAGTACGGTTGCAGTCTCGACGAAGCAAAAATTGATTTTTATAAGAGGACTTGCAACCGTGATTTGTTTGAACGTAAGATGGTCAACAAGAAAGGCAATGAAGTAACCTATTTGCGCAGTTCTGCCGAGCTGACAACAGGTGAAATGACTTTGAGTATTGACCGTTTTCGTAATTGGAGTGCATCAGTGGCAGGTATCTATCTGCCGGCTGCAAATGAACATCAAATGCTGATATACGCCCAGCAGGAAATACAAAGAAATCAAGAATTTATATGAAAAAGTACAGATTAAAAAAAGAGGCAGTCCCCTTCTTTGTAGATAAGCTGGCAACTGCTATTTACGATTGGGACGTATGGCAAAAGTACAACGTAGATGATAAAGCCCTTGAGGAAGTAGAAGATGCACGAATTGAGTACGGAATAAAAACGAGTGAATCCGGGGCTACTTTAGGTGGATGGGATAAAAACGGAATGACGCTATGTTTTACTCTCGTATTCCCATCAATGAAGTATCACGAACATGATGTCTTTAGTAAGGGTAAAATGGTGCGCGAGTTGATGAATCGCCTTCAAAGGGAAACTAACAGTTTTGTAACTGAATTTTACAATGAATAATTTATAAATCATATCGTTTATGGACAAATTTTTAGGACAAGAAATCCTTGAACAGGAACGTTGGCAGTTCCTTCAGGATAATGCCGATGCAGTAGAGAAAATCGGTTATACCCACCGATTCACACCCGAAGAATTGGCGCAAAAGAAAGAAACATTAGCCGAGGTATCAATCACCATCAATGATATTGAGATTGAAAAGAAAGAGGCTATGGAAGAGTTCAAAGAACGCCTGAAACCTTTGAATGAAGAAAAGCAGGAACTTTTGGACCACATCAAGAGAGGTTCTGAGTTTGTGGAAAATGAAGAATGTGCCAAAATTCTCTACCATGAGGAAAAGATGGCAGGATTCTATAACAAGTTGGGTGAGCTGGTTTACAGCCGCCCGATTATGCCGCAAGAAATGCAGAAGACAGTATTCAGTATTAACCGTAAAACAGGAACAGAATCATGAGCGAAAACAAATTAAACGTGATTGTACCGAAAGATTATAACGGTGCACCAATTGAAGTAGTATTGAGAGAGGGAAAAGCCCCCGTAGCACTCGACCCAAAAGAACCAGAAAGAGTAGTTATCAATGGAACGATAGATGCACCTATCAGATGGTTGGAGAAACGTGTCGAACTGATTAACCAGAAAGCGACGAACATTATTGTAAACCGTGATAAGATGAGGATAGCTCTGACGATTGACGAAACCAGTTACTATCAGACAGAAATCAACGGTATTTTACAGGCTTCAAAAGAAATGCAGGAGTTCGGTATTAACGTTGAAAAGAAATGGGAACCCATCAAGTTATCTAAGTTCATCAAAATGCACCGTGCTTTCTTTACTGACAAGTCACAGAATATGATGCTTGTATCTACTTTGAAGAATTTCAAAGCAAAGGTAAACCAAGACATTGAGCGCAGCAAGGAGGAAAACGGCAGCAAAGTTGACAACTACTCGCAGGTGGTTGATTCCAATTTGCCGAAATCATTCAAACTGAACATCCCTCTTTTCAAAGGCTTTGCCTGTGAAGAAATCGAAGTTGAGATTTACGCTGATGTAGACGGTAGAGATGTTTCACTTTCTTTGGTTTCTGCTGGTGCGAATGAAACCATTGAGGAATACAAAAACAAGGTGATTGACGAACAGATTGAAGCAATCAAAGGTGTTGCACCTGACATCGTAATCATCGAAGTATAATTGACAGCCCGGAAAGACGGGCATCTGGTATCGTGGCGGAATTGGTAGACGCACGACGAGTACTGGAGCTTTACCCAGCCGGAAGGGTTACTCAAAGCAGAAAGCTCATGCAGGTTCGAATCCTGCCGATACCACAAACTAAAACAATGAATTATGCCGTATTACATCAAGAAGCCTAAGAAGAAAAAAGAAAAGCCTTTACCTCTGTTTGATAAAGCAGGGATAGCAGTAAAGAAGAAGCCGGATTTGAAAGCTAAGCTCGACAAGGAGTTTTCCCTTTTTATCCGGCTTCGTGATGCAATGCCAAACGGATATTTTAGATGTATCTCGTGCGGACAGATAAAGCCGTTTACACAAGCAGACTGCGGGCACTATTTCAGTCGTACACATCTGGCGACCCGTTTTGATGAGAATAATTGCCATGCCGAATGCCGGCACTGCAATAGGTTCAAAGCCGACCATTTGGAAGGCTATCGGGTGAATCTAATTACTAAAATCGGT